TTAGCATTTTTTTGACCGCGCGTTTCCGGACGTATTCTGTTCTCCTGTCCCTTTATATCGTCGGAATACCCGCCGCTCTTCAAATCCCATTCCCAACTCAGAATGTAGTCTGTTGACCGCTTGTTTTATTTCGGTCAGGTTCACCGGTGAAACCGGAGTCCGGCGCGCCTTACGCAAACACTCTGCTCGTTTCTGTGCCGCCACTTTTCTTTTCTGGTCATCACTTAGCTGTACCATCACTTTTGCCCATCGTTCAGCTGCTCTCCGGTACAGTCCTTTTTTCTCCAGACATTCTGCCACGTGATCATGTAGCATAAGTGACCTCCGATTATCTACAGACTGCCATCCTGAATTTACCTTCCCTTAATGAAATAACAATAAAAAACAAACCACGCAAAAACAATAAAACAACACACAAAAAAAACTAAATAATAAACAAAAATAATCACCTTATTTTATTATTTTTTGAGGGAGCAATTACTGAACAAAAAACGCTGACTATATACTCAAAACCAAACAACTATTCTGCCAATCAGGTATCATGGCAACACACGGAATTACCGTGTTTTTGCCTTCTCTGCCCATACAATACGGGCATATACTTCATTCTCTATTGTAATATTTCTATCCATGTGCCCCACTCCATTTACCTGTAAATAATATTCAAAATATTTATCACAGAAATCGTTTTTGGCCATGAACTGAGCACACTATAAAGTCCGGAACTGACTCTTTGTTAAATTACCTTAACGTTACCAGTAACACCTTCATAACAAAACATCACGGTATACACTGGGTACGGATATATTCCTGTGCTCCTTCCAGTTGCTTCTGCATTGCCATCAGCCGTTCTCTGAGGATGAAATAATCCCGTTCAGCGGTGTCTGCCAGTCGGGGGCCGGTTGCATTATCCACGCCGGAGGTGCCGGTGGCTTCACGCACGGTACCGGAGCAGGTGGCGTTGATCCGCAGGCGCTTACGACCAGCGGCAACATCAGCACGCAGAGTTTCATTTTCAGCTCTCGCATCGGCTAATTCCCTCGAGTATCTGGCATCAAGTGCAGCGACATCACGCTGGCGTATCTGCATATCAGTAATTGTCGCGTTCGCCAGCTCCAGCTCACTGGCTTTTTTATCGCGCTGCTCTTTGTAGATGATGGCGTGATCACGGTAATGATTCAGCCCCAGACTAAGCGCACCACAGGCCACCAGCAGGACAATGATAACCACGCACAGAACACGGTTCATATCACCACCAACGGATTGCCCAGACCAGAACAGCAATGGCCACAATACGAATGGCAAAAGCTGCCGCTCTTGTTAAATCCAGACTGGCTGGCGTCTCCACTTCAATGCCTTTCATAATGGACAACCTCAGAAAGAATCTTTTATACTTCCTCACAGGGAAAGTACCTCCCTACCCATAATTTCTCCCTTGCCTTACTCAAGGTCAGAAAACACAAAACCCCGCTTGCTGCCAACAAACGGGGTTTTTACTTTTATTCACTTAGGTTTTACCAGTTTTCAGGATTTCGTGTTATCCACCCGCGTTGGCCAACGTCATTTTTCAGGAAAATATTCTGCTATCTGTCGATGTCCCAGCACGCCAGCGCGCTCTCCTGGTCACGCCGTGAGACCTGACCGTAGCAATTATTTGAACGGATACGGCAGTCTCTGCCACCGTCCTTAATCCACCAGCGAATCGCCTCACAGGCACCTTTTCGATCGCCTGCATTAATTCGTTTATAAAACGTCGACGGGAAGCACTTACCGGGGCCAATGTTGTACGGACAGAATGACGCGATCCCCGCTTTCTGGGGTTCGGTCAGCGGCACCCGGATGTTTTTCTCCACCCATGCCAGCGCCTTGTCACGTTCGATGGCATTAACCCGGTCGCATTTTTCCTTTGACAGCTTCATGCCAGGAATAACAGGCTTACCATCCACCAGAATGGCACCACGGCAGATGGTCCAGATCCCCGCACCATCACGGTATGCCGTGGTGTGGTTACCTTCCTTTTCATCCAGAAACTGGTCGAGGATTTCAGGCGCAGAAGCACCTGCACCAATCAGCGCCAGAACGGCAGCCGACAGGCCGTATTTTATTTTTTCGTTCATGGGGATTTATCGATTTCTAATCCCTTGATATGTTAGGTATATAATCCAACACTCATGGTCGCTCTCATAAACATATCCCTTGAGACGCAGCAGATTACAACAAATGAAGCCATATAAATGAACAGTAAAGAAAGTTTGCGCAGAAGATTTTTACAACTAATGACAGAAAACGTTAAATCAGAGTTACTTCTTCTGATGGCAGATAATAACGAAGCAACAAGCAGCATTCTTGCAGACCCTTACGGTAAGATCTCACATAAAACGCTGGATATTATTACCACAACATTAACACCGCTGATGCTTCAACGGCTGAAACATAATATCAACGCATGGGTTAATGAAGAATTAAGTCCTCCCTGCTTATGGGATTCTCGTTACGCATGTCAGCAAAAAATGCGAATTTTCAACTTACTATCACCAAAGCTCAGGTAGCCATAAAATCCTGCCCTTCATGGCATACAGGATTTCAATGGAATCACAATGACCAACTCTTGCACAGCTGTATCCCTGACTCCCCGACAACTCAGATTTTCAGTATCTGCTGCTATCTAAAGAGAAAGCGCACAAATGCAAGGGTCTTTCATCACGTCCTGTTATTGATTGCCTGTGACCTTTTCTTACCTCATGGAACGTTTTTTCAGTTAGAAATATTCATTTTACAACCAGTTCGTATTGTTTATTCATCGACTACTCTCCCCGCGCCACCTTACGCTTATCTTCTTTAATCTTGAAATAAAGGTTAGTCAGATACGTCAGCAGGCCAAACAGCAGACTCCCCAGCACACCGATTGCCACCCACTGGGACGGAGAGACTTTGTCCAGCAGCTGCAGTAACCAGTATCCCGTCCCCACCGCTGACGTGGTGTATGACACACCCGTTGTGATTTTTTCCATCTGATGTATGTCTCCGTCACCGCCGACAGAAAATGAAAGTAAAGAAAAACAAAAAAACCACCAGTGTCACCCACTGACGGCCAACTCCGGGAGCCGTGATTATGGCATTCAGGCTCTGCTAAAAATGCCAGATAACATTCCGGCCTCCCCTGATTCAGGTTATAAATGACACAATATCTTGACAACACCCGTCACTGTCTGTCAGAAAATATACCGCCAGGCATAAGTATCATGTGAAATCCAACTATCCTTCTGAGCCAGCACCTCTCCACCGAAAGTCAGTGCTGGCTGTTTTTTTCCTTAATAAAGCATCTGTAACTGAAACAATCCGCATATTGATAATATATTGACAGGCATCATTGCTGTCTGTGAAAAATAAGTCTCTACAAACATATAAGGCCTTTTAGCCAGCGTCTTCTTTCAGGTCAGTCGCTGGCTCTTTTTTTATTATGCTGCCGGTGCATTTATCTCCAGCACCAGACTTTCTATCTCAACGCCATACGCTGCATTTTTTGTAACATCCGTCAGCGTCAGCGCATTCAGTCCCAGTGTCAGACCGTCTTTTATAACCTGGAATGCCGGGCCAGCCACTCCATTCAGTTTCGGAGTAACCGTGGCACTGCCGGCGGTGAACACCAGCTCCAGCGTCTGCCAGTCGTTACCGTAATCGCCGAACTCCCCCAGCTTCGTGTTTCCGGCTTTCCTGTGATGCATCAGATTCACTCTGCCGTCAGTGGTCTGAGTGAAGTACGACATCAGGAACGGATTACCGGTACCCGTCATCGCCACACCATCAGGAACGGGAGCATCCGTATACAGATAAATCCCCAGCCCGAACTGATTGTTGGTCAGTGCGCCTGACAGGCGGAACTTACAGGTCAGTCTGCCGCCCTGTGTCAGCAGGGTAATTGCGTCATCCACCGGATGCGTCAGGGACCAGGTTTTATTGCTCTGCTTGGTGATCTTAAATACACCATCTGACAACTGAATTCCGCCATCCTTAATGCTCCAGCCCTGCGCAGCAGCCTCTCCGGCTGCCGGCAGCAGGGAGATTGTGCGAACGGACGTATCTGCAGACGGACCCGATGGCGTGTTGCCGCCGGGCGAGGGTTTGATTTCCGGTGCCTTACCACTGATGAAGGCTGAGGTGCGCCCGGCTGCGTTCAGAATAGCGGTTGCCAGACGATCCGGAATAATGCTCCTGCGCGCCCATGAACTGAAATGTGTCGGGCGGTTTGATGATACCTGGTTTCCATTCGTTCTCGATGCCGCACCGTAATATCCTGATGCCGGAATATCCGGATCTTCTGCCGGCGCGTTAGTGGCGGTATTGACGCCGTTACCGTCTGTCATGAAGGGCACAAAATAAACGCCCTCACTCTCCCTGTTTTTATACCCGCCGTACACGGTGTCGTACTGGGTAGCGTATGTATTTTTCCAGTAATACGTCGTGTCACCACAAATCCACGGCACATTTACAGCACTGCCACCATGACACTGCGCGTTAAACACAGTGAGGTCAGCACGAAACTGCTTCAGCATGGCTGTAAACAGCGCAGGTTGCTGTGCGTAGGTGGCGGCGCTCATGTCAAACTCTCCCTGCATCCAGCACACCGCCAGCAACACATTTTTCGGGTTCTTCTGTAATGCAGCTTTAGTGCGCGCAATCAGGTCCTGATATAACGGTTTACCCACACCCCAGCGTGCCGAATCCTGGCTGGCCCCCGTGTCCGCACTGAATGTCCCCTCCGCGCCCTGGGTGAATGCCGAACCACCACGACAGCATGGTGCCAGCAGGATCCCCGCGTTATTCGGGATATACGGAAGCAGTTTTTTGGCAATATGTAAGCCCTGGCCGACACAGCCGTACTGCCCTTTGCTCAGGTCTGCCTTCGGATGATTCAGCGTACTCATATCCTGCACATCATGCAGGCAGTGGTCGGCCGGAATAATATCGTTATATCTGCAGGCAGCCCCACCCGGCGTCACTGTACTGCGGCGCGCCAGCTGTTTAATGCGCGGATCCGGAGCATCGTATGAATCCGGCAGCGGAAGCCCTTCACCGTAAGCCATGGCATTGGACTGCCCGGCCAGTACGATGACGTAGTACCAATCCGGCTCAGTTGCACCACTGACCACCACATCACCTTCTGCTGTAATCGCCTGCATCAGGGTATAAGGGGTTATGGCCACCGGACTACCAAACGGCTGCCAGCCCTCTTTCAGTTTGTGTGTCAGCTTTTCCGCAAGGTCTGACGGCGACGCCGCCCTGACAACATCATAATGTTTAAATGTCATTATTCCTCCCGGCCGGGATAGTGTATTAAATCAGATATGGAGTGGGCTGTAGTCCGGAAGCCTGAATGACACACGGGGACTACAGCCCAAGAAATGAAGAAGGCCACGCAGTTGCGCAGCCTGATAAACCCTGGTTAAAATCCACACGATAACAACACAACAATATCAGTATCTCATGCTATTGCCCGAACCCATTCGGGCATTTTTTACCCATAAAAAATGCCCCTCCGGAGAGGGGCATTTTTGCATGCACATTCTTTTTCTTGCATGGTGCCGGGTGCCTCCCGGTGAATTCAGTATCAGCACCTGAATCCGCGATTATCACATATACCTACTTGCTGATTGCCCCTCCGCACAGGGGGATTCACCATGCAGTAGTATTTTTAATAAACAGCAAATAAAAAAATCAAGCATTATGCAGGCTGTTTCTTTTTATCACCGGCTACAGCAATACCACAATGCCGCAGACCAGCACCCCATCCGCCAGCACCGACATGATTCTGCTGGTGAAATCCACCATCACCACCAGAAACAGCAGGAGTGCAGCCACAGCCAGGCGCAGTTTTACCGTCACAGGTGATTCTCCAGACGAAGACCCAGAACACCGGCAATCTCTTCCAGCACCTTGCGCTCTTCCGGCTCAATTTCGCCGTCTGCCTCCGCAATGGCCACCGCCACATCCAGCACATCTTCCGCTTCACGCGTATCGTGTTTCACATCCTCGATCTCACGTAACGCCGCACGACGACCAGTTTTAAAGTTCGTATCCAGCTGACCGATAATGGTTGCGCTAATCGCATTAATTTCTGACGTAAACGCGGACAGCGCAGGCTGATTACGCAGTACCTGTTCGATCTTCGCTTTCTAGGAAGCCTCACATTCACCATCTGCACAGGCCACCAGGTAGGCAGCATTAATAACCGCCTGTGCCAGATCGCGTTTCTCAAACTTTCCTTTTTCCGGTTAACGTGACACACCAATAACTCTTGTCGAAAAAGCCAGCAAGCTGAAAGACCGGTATTCACAACCACCAGCGCGTTTACTGTACTGGCGTGATTTCAGTCATAAAAAAACCCGCCTGGCGACGGGTGTAAAAAATCTTCTAACGTCAGGCATAAAACGCCCATCGTTAGGGCAAATTTACCACAGATTCGGGAAAAATCAACAAAGCTATCTGGTCACCTTTTTCAGTTGTTGTTCTGCCCATGCTTCTTCAATATCAAACTGCACCACCAGCGTATCGTAAAAACGTTTAACTGTTTTTTTCCATGTATCAAGAGATATGGCATCGGTTACATTACATATGGCATTAAATGCCTCCGTTGAAGGTAATCTTTCATAGCCACGACCACCACAACGCTGGCAGTCTCTGATAACAGGCATACCACGTTTTACCGACTCTTCACGATGAATGGCAACACCGCGCCCACGACAATCTTTACAGGCAGTGGATACCTCTCCCTTCCCTCCACACTCCGGACAGGCAACTTTTACCACCTCCCTGACTTTTTTCCATTCCTCCCAGTAAGACGGATACACGCCTTTTGTGCACTTTGCCCACACTGGCGGCTTACCATCCGGATACTGGATCTTGTTTGTAAAAACCTCGCTTTCAATAAATTTTTTTCCGTGACAACAGGGGCACTGTTTTTTGCTCGCCGCGCTACGGGCATAATCTTCAAACGCATACGAAGCCATAATACGCATCACTGCCGGTTTTATTTCTGCCGGGAGTTTTCTTAACGCCGCCACGCGATCACACCGACTGAGTGCATATTCTGTCAGCAATTCTGTTGCCCGCTCTCTGTCATTCATACTAATGCCCATTTTCCCAAGGAACGCAGAAAACCCCATCTCAGCCCAATTCTGTGTCATGCCCTGCGCGGCCATCACATCAGTGATACTCAGCGTATCTTTCGACGTTGAGGCCGATGCATCAGTCAGGCCGAGGGATTTTGGGGAGTAGTATTTCGGTAAATCTTCCAGTTTCATTTTTTGACCTGCCCTTCAAGCATTATGGGGTAAATCTTCACCCCCAGACGTCCACCAGATACTGGCTGACCACGAACGATATTGATTTCATCAAACTGCTCATCGTCCATTAACACTCCCGCATGCGTCAGCGCATCCAGCGGTGCTTTCAGGATATTGTCCAGGTCGCGACGACGCTTATCCGGTGGCTCTGCAATCACCTTTATCGCCAGCCTTCCGGACAGGATTAATTTCAGCCGCTGCTGGCGAACAATAAGCGCCACAGCCCGGCGATAACGCTTTCCCTCCTCCGAGATAAAATATGTGCTGCCACGACGTCGCCAGTAGGTGTTCACCGTTGGCGGGTAAGGTAAAACCAAATCTATGAGCATCAGTCACCTCTTTTACCCAAGCACGCCAGTTGCAAAGGCGTGATCAAGAAAACGAAAAATTAAATCAACCTGAGAGCCATGCTTTTCTTCGAACGCCAGCGGATCCGCATGAAGCTCGTTGTGATGCTCCCGACACAGCGGTAGCGTGAAAATATCGTGAGATTTTGTCCCCATTCCGCCCTGACCATGACCAATCAGGTGATGGGGATCGTCGGCTGGCTTACCACAACACGCACACGGCTGAGTCTTCACCCAGCGTGTGTATTTCTCGTTAACCCAGCGGCGACGTTTAGGTCGTTTCATGAAAGATTCCGGAGGCTCAGGATCAACGGCAATGCTGACCACCGTCTTTTCCTGTGGTGGGTTCTGTTGCTGGTGGGCGTGAGGCAGCGGCGCAAGATTTTTTGTGCGCTGTTTCAGTATGCTGATGGCGGTCTGCTCTCCCGGTACGATGTCGCTTTCGCGGTACAAGGGGCGGATTTTTTCCGCACGTAACCCCAGAGAACGACGTAATACTGCCTCCGGAAGCGCGTCCGCCACCTGATTGCAGACCGCCCACCAGGATAATTCACCCAGAGATAATTCCCGCTCCTGCGTGCCATTCATTGCATGGCGTATGACGTCAATCATCCATGCTGACAAATTTTGGTGAGCAAGTTGCCCGAGTGATTCGGATGTCTGGTCACGCAGCTGGTTGTCGCAGTGCCAGCACAACACCATTGCGCCGGTACCATAACGGTGAATGACGGTTTCGCTGTGATGATAATCGCCGTGTGGCCACTGGCAGGATTTAATATGGCGCAACAGCCAGTCAGACAATGCACCAGCACCACCAGCAGCACGAATCACCCGTGCGTTACTGAAAAACGGCAGCAATGTTTTGTCTTCCACTAGCGGCTGGTGAACGGCAGGAACAACCCCGGACGGCAGATTACGCATGCTTTTCGGTTCCGGCTCCACCAGTACCCGGGTATTGTGGAATACCGGCATGGATTCACGGCCCGGCTTAACGATCACCAGCCCGAGTTCCGGTACCAGAACAGGTCGAAGTAATACCCGCACGTTACCTCCAGATGCGTTGCTGGAATGTGCGGGACGGACGCGGTGGGCGCTCGGAGTAAGGAAGCCTGACGGAGATTATCCAGTGACGATAATCGAGGCTGAGGGCTTTCTTAATCTCGTATCCGTGTCTGCGGTAGCACTGAATTAGCCACTCGGCCTGTTCTTCAGTGCATGGGGGATGCTGGAACCAGTCAGATTTGAAAGTGCGGGAACGCCGCCCGTGCCTGCTGGCAAAGACGGCAGAATCATCAGAATTGTGTAATTTGGTATCGTGCGCCATCGGTTGTCTCTGCTGGCGCAGCAGGTGCCAGTTGTTCAGGCTGGCGTGCGAATTGTAAACCAGAATGCTAGGAAAAAACAAAACCCGCCGAAGCGGGTTAAGTGCGGGTGCGTTGAGGATGCCTGACACATCAGAGGTGGCGAGGGATTCTCCCCCGCCTGGTCTCTTACTCCTCAGGTTCGTAAGCTGTGAAGACAGCGACCTCCGTCTGGCCGGTTCGGATTCGTACCTCGCAGAGGTCTTTCCTCGTTACCAGTGCCGTCACTATGACGGTTAAACAGATGACGATCAGGGCGATTAACATCGCCTTTTGCTGCTTCATAGCCTGCTTCTCCTGTGTAAGTTCACAGAGATATTGCAATTGCCTCCGGATAAGTAAGGGGAGATTGCACTATGCAAATGCAGCATCTGATGGTTGGCTATCCTAAGTACTACCAAACGGCCGATTATGCGTTGAGGCTTTCAGTGATGGCTGATATAGCAACAATGAGAATGAAGGCTCTGCACTTCTGGGATAAACACGGTATTTCTGCAGCTTCTGAAGCCTTTGGCGTGTCCTGCCGCACGCTTTACTGGTGGCGTCAGTTACTGAACAAGGAAGGACCTGAGGGGCTAATCCCGCACAGTAAGGCACCTCTGGTGCGACGAAAAAAACACTGGCATCCCGATGTGCTGAAAGAGATTCGACGCCTCAGGACAGAGCTGCCGAACCTCGGTAAAGAGCAGATTTTTGTTCGCCTGAAGCCCTGGTGCGAACAGCGCTATCTGGCCTGTCCGAGTGTTTCCACCATCGGCAGAATGATCGCTGCCGCACATGATAAAATGCGGATGATACCTGTGCGTCTGGGATCGCGGGGGAAGGCACTGCTTGTCAAAAAGCGGTCTGCCAAACCCCGCAGGCCAAAGCACTACCGCCCGGTAAAGACAGGTGAGCTCATTGGGATGGACGCCATTGAGCTCAGAATGGGCGAACTGCGTCGCTATGTCATCACCATGATCGACGAATGCAGCAATTACGCGCTGGCACTGGCTGTGCCGTCACTCAACAGTGATATCGTCAATCACTTCTTCAGCCGCGCAGCCCGGTTGTTCCCGGTCGGTATCAGCCAGATAATCACAGATAACGGAAAAGAGTTCCTGGGAAACTTCGACAAAACGCTGCAGGAAGCCGCTATCAAACACCTCTGGACCTATCCCTACACGCCAAAAATGAACGCTATCTGTGAACGTTTTAACCGGACGTTAAGAGAGCAGTTTATTGAATTTAATGAGATTTTACTCTTTGAAGATCTGGCGCTATTTAACCAGAAGCTGGCGGAATATCTGGTGCTGTATAACAGCAAAAGACCCCACAAGGCGCTCGCACTAATGACGCCCGTGGAATATATTTTAAAAGAGAATAAAAATTGCAATATGTGGTGGACCCATACATCTCCTTGCCTTTCGGCACGTAAGAGGCTAACCTACATTTGTGAGACATAGATTGGGCCTCAGATTAATGTTAAGCGTCTTGCAGGACGCGTAATGTTAACTGGGGCTTTTCTCTATCTGCCTTTTGGTGTTCATGCCTGAGGCAGATAGCCTCAAGCACCCGCAGCAATTCTACTTAACTCTCGCTTTACCGCAAACCGTTTTTACCCGATATGGGAATTCCCATACGGAATGAATTCAGTTCCCCAGGCGCTCCATCAAAAACACAACCAGGCAGTAAACACCCACAACAGCAACAACAGCCAGCGCACCTTCCATTGCCAGTGATATATCATCCGACATATTCCCTCCTTTGGTGTTAATCCCGGCGAACGTTTTTACCCCCACCGACAAATAACATATACTAAAAAAGCGATAGCCATAGCAACGCCTGTAATTGCAAATGCTTCAGGCCAGTTCATTGGCGCACCTCCTGCGGCGGTTCTGGTAGAGGCATCCAGTGTGATGGTATCCACGACGCACCAGGTATTATCCACCCATCATTAGCGTCAGGATGCCCCGGGATGTAAGTCGCCCATTTCATTCGCCAGTCACCTTTCCTGCCAAAATCCCTGGCAACAAGAACGGCTGTTTTGGTATCCGGCATTCGCTCACTACAGCTTATCCAACTATCCGGAGTTACCGGATAGTTGCCCGATAGTGCATTCTGCTCCAGTGATGCTTTTACAAACCACGCTGCCTGAACTATAACGCCATGAATCCAGCGCAAATCAGCATCGCGATCTTTCTTTTTCATCTTTTCGCCACTTAAGGCCTTGCTTATGTGGCTGCGTACCAGGTCTTCATGTAATTCCTTCGCCTCCTCAATGGTGAAACCACCAGGCAGAAGAGCCGGAGTTACCGGAGAGCTGGTTGACGCTTCCGGGATTTTCCGAAAATTATTGGTTGACGAATCTTTATTTTCCCGAAAGTTTCCGGACTGAAGCATGGCTTCGCGGCAATCGTTCCAGCCTGTAGCGTATGCAGTCGCTTTGCTGCTGCCTTCAACTGGCGCATCCTGCCAATACATTTCTTCCGGCACTATCGGCGCTGGAGGGGCGGCAAATAGATATCCGCCAAAGTCAGGAAGCTCTCTAATGGCCTGTACGAATTTTTGTTTGCCTACGTCAACCCCTAATGGGTAATGAGCTATAATCTTTGCCACCGGCTCTGCTTCCAGCGATGCCAGCGCAATCCGTGCCAGTTCCATTTGTTCACCACGGGTAAGCCCGTTTTCAAGCGGATTTTTAATGAACAATTCAATACGTTCTTTGGTAATAGTGGTCATGTGTTACTCCTTAACCCGCAGTGCTTTCAACTGATGAGGGGAACAAAATCTTTTCATCAAACCCTGCATTCATATCATGAACAGCAACACACCAATCCATCGACGAACGATTATCAAGAGCCTCCATGATTTCATCCATGCGGCGTAGGTCATACAGGTAAATGCTTTTATCGCCAATGGTGTAAAAGCCAATTTTTTTCGGTGATGGACAGCGATCAAGAACTTCCTGTAATTCGTTCAACCATGCCCGTTCTTTTTTTGTCAAAGTTGCCATATCAGTTTTCCTTATACGGATTAATTTTATTGTGCAGTGTGTTGAATGACGCCCATACCACGTCGTTATACAATTCAATAACTGGCTCAATTATTTTTCCGATTATCCAGGCTAGGATTAACGGGGATATCGGTATCATCAACACGATAAACAGAATGAGAAACAGAAATTCTGTTGTTCTACTCTTTCGCGGATATTTTTTTCTAAATAATGTGACCATTCATTACCGCCCTTTCGGGCGGCCTCCTGACATTAATCGTTGTGATAACTCATAGCTTCATTTGCAGCATCAACTGGATCAACCTCCCTCCAGCAATAATTTGGGTCGGCTCCTTCAGGCGTCCACGGTTCTAATTCATTTTTTGCCGCATTCTCATCGCCAGTAATTTTAAAAATCTGCTCAGAGAATTTTCTTGCCCACTCGTTATATTTTTCCGCATTAATGGCTTTCTGTGTATTTAACATAAATATACCTCCAGTTAAGGATTAGATTTTATTTACAGCGCTAAATTTATTTATTCAGTTCTGGATTTTGTCGCCCTGCGTATCCGCGCTTTCGCGTTACGCTCAATCTGAATTAACTTTTCTATATTTTTCCGCCTTTCCTGTTCCTCCTGGCGCAATAGCCTTACATCATCTGCCAGTCTGGTTTCTCTTTTCGCCACAGAGAGCATCCAGTCAAACGGCTCCACAACTGCACCGCAGATTTTACAGCGGACCTGACGCTCTTTTTCGTCAACCCGAACAGAGGCGTGATGGCAATATGGTCTTTCCGATGGCTCATAAAGAAAATTAACCTGATTACGAGGGTTGGATTTGCCCCTATATTTCCATGCTCCTCTCCTTTGATGCGAATGCCAGCGGTAATTGAAGCCTGATAGCTAATTTCACTCACAGTACCGCCTCCTGAATATTACCCTGATAGAAAGCCAGTACACGCTGCATAGCTTCACTCTTCCGGCACTCGCGACAGATTATGTTTAGGCGCCTGTCGTAGCGGCGTATTTCGCCGTCTGGTAACGACCAGATAAGGTCCGGATCAACCACAGATGTTTTTTTCTTCAGCTTTGCCCTTGAGAGTTTTTTGCGGGCGTTTTGCCAGTCCTTACGAGCCTGTTCAGACGGGAATAACCCGTAACCAGAGTTGTATACATCGCCACTGGCAACCAGCTCTCTGGCGAGAACGCTCATCAGATATCTTGTCGCACCTGTTTTCGCTTCCAGTTGTCGTAACGTCTCACGCCCACTCTGGCGCACGAGTTCAACAACTTGCCTCTTAATTTTTTCCCGCTCTTCTTGTGTAAATACTTTTGCCACAAGTCCTCCTGAAAATTACCTCATGACCAGAAATTAACACTTACCCCCTGAAGCCCGGCGGAATTTCAGTGTCCGGTTCAGAAATGTGATTCACGCAACGCTGCGCAGGCGAACGCCCCAGGCGGATAACCAGTTCATCCCATTTTTCCCGGAGTTTTGCCGGACTCATGATGTTTTTTACCCAGAACGAATCCCGCTGGAGACGCCCAAACATTTCACAAATTTGTCTGTGAGTTCTGCCATCCAGCATCCGCATTGTGCGAACGTCATTGGCCCATGCTGTCCAGTTGGGTTCTTTCGGTCTAGTGATCTCGCCATCATCGCTGGCCGCCTGCTCGTAAAGACTCACGATTCGTCCCCAGATCCACTGTGCGCACACCAAATCTTCCTGACTTCCCCACTGGCGTTTTTTCGCACTGAACACAACCGCGTCAGGGTGTCGGGTTAAAAAATCCTGTTCAGCCGTCTGCGGGTCCGGTTGCGAAGCGTCCGGACAAGAAGATCTTTTATCTGACGGATCAGGTTTTAATACTGACGGATCGGGGTCAATCATCGCCCCCCTAATCGGCAGTTTTTTATCAACAGTTGATCCATCAAAATTTGACGGGTCAACCGTTGAGGGGTCAATATTTGACGGGTCAACTGTTAACGGGTCATTTTTTGCCGGGCTAATTTTTCTTTTCGGTTTATATGACTCACGCGCCGCCGCCGCAGCTGCTTCGAGTTTTTCCACATTAAGCCGATAGATATTGCTTACATTACGCCCACCGACCTTACGCTCTTCCTTCGTCAGCCAGCCCTCTTTCGCCAGTTCTGCAATAGCCGATTTCACTGTGGATTCACTTCTTGCACCGATCTGACGCCGGATAGTTTCAATGGCAGGCCATGACACGCCCTCGTCATTGCTGTAGTCTGCAAGACGGGCCATAACCGCCACCCTGGATAAGATCATGCCGGTGAAGGCGCACCCTTCCCAGACAAGACCATGAAGCTTGCTGCTCATAAAACCCCCGAACACCGTGCTTTTAGTGCATCACCACAGCATTCCCTGCCGGGCCGCCGCGATTCATCTGGTCATACAAAACAACCGCTGACGCAACAAAATCATCGACATCCTTCACCAGCCGATCCCTCCGTTCGACGATCTCACGGTAATATTCAGAACTGTGGCTGCGCATACGGGCCACCAGCAAAGGCGGCATCGCCTTTTCGATCGCCGGTAACAGAGCCTGCATTTTTTCAACAGCATCAGGGGTGTCTTTATCCAGCCAACGGAAAATTTTCTGGGTATTACGGGCCAGGGCTTCCGGATGGCTGTCGTCGTACAGTTCAGGGAACGTCATCCCCAGTTCGAAATAAGTCCGGGCTATTTCAGCTGCAGGAACTTTCTCACCATCAGGGTATGCCCAGGCATTCATCGCCATGCGGATGTGCTCATGTTTGATTTTCATGAATCATTTGCCTCTTGATGCTTCGGGTATGATCGTTTTCGTCATTTGGTTGCTTCATCGACATATTCTGCGAATAACATGACGAGCGTCGTAAGTATGTCCAATCAACATCAGGACGAAGTTCTTCACACAGGACACCACCTTTTGTTGCTCGTTCAATCGCAGGACATCTCTCAGCAGGTAACTGACGTACACCTTTGATCCATTGATTTACGCTTGGAGGAGATACACCTAAAAGCCTAGCCATTGCTGATTGCCCACCGACAACAGCACAAGCTCGTTTGAATGAATAGTTATCTTTTTTCATCGAATGAACTCCAAAAAACACGCAACAATATTAGGCTTAGCCTAATGAAATTGTCAATAGGCTATGCCTAACACATCGAGAGTAGGGATTGCCTAACGCGATGCGCATAGGAGACTATTAAGCAATGCTTAGTGGTAAAGACTTAGGCCGAGCGATAGAGCAGGCCATTAACAAAAAAATTGCATCAGGAGCCGTCAAATCAAAGGCGGAAATCGCACGTCATTTCAAAGTCCAACCACCATCAATCCATGACTGGATTAAGAAAGGTTCGATAAGTAAAGACAAACTTCCAGAACTATGGCGTTTCTTTTCTGATGTGGTTGGTCCAGAGCATTGGGGGCTTAACGAATACCCCATACCAACCCCATCCACTTCAGATACAAAAAGTGAACTTTTAGACATAAACAGCCTTTATCAAGCCGCCTCTGATGAAAAAAGAGCAATTGTGGCTTTCATCTTATCTGGAAATGCTACGGAGCCTAGTTGGGTTGATCATGACGTTCGCGCCTACATTGCCGCAATGGAAATGAAGGTAGCTAACTATCTGAAAAATCAAGAATCAAAACGGAAAAGCCAGAACATCACCAAGACAGGAACTTAAACTTATATGGTCCGACGGGAAATTCCTAGTTCCCGTTAGTTAACTCCTACTACCTCTTCCACAAACCATCACCTATTAGGTTGCGCCCAAATTATTAGGCATAGCCTATTGACAAGTAATTAGGCATTTCCTATAGTTTTCCCATACCAACCCATCCCGTCCCACACAATACAGGGCAATACCTCGAGTTACCAGGCAGTGGTCAGGGGTTAAGTAGCCAGCCCGAGGCGTAAGAACATGACGGCAGGGTTCAACTTTAATAACTATGCAGCAGGTTTTTGTTCCGCTACCCCGGCGTTAAGGGGAAATGAGGTCAGCATGGATACTATCGATCTTGGCAACAGCGAATCTCTGGTATGTGGCGTGTTCCCCAACCAGGACGGTACGTTCACCGCAATGACGTATACCAAAAGCAAAACGTTTAAAACCGAATCTGGAGCGCGTCGCTGGCTGGAAAGAAATTCAGGTGGGTGATATGGATTTCGACACAATCATGGAAAAGGCTTACGAAGAATACTTCGAAGGCCTTGCCGAAGGCGAAGAAGCTCACAGCTTCAACGAATTTAAACAGGTGCTTTCCAGTTCGGCAAAATCTAATGGCTGATAAGCGAAACAGCACCGCGAGGAATCAGTATGCAGAAACGAGAACCCGTCATCATCGCGCCAGACTATACCAATGATGAACTTTATGAGTGGATGCACCAGAAAATTAATGCAGCGCAGGATCTGAAATGGGCTAATGAAGTCAGGGCTAAGCAGGCTGAAAATCTGTCCTCTCTGGAGCAGGATATCACCAATCTGGAAAAAGCAGCGGCATTAACCATTGCCAGAATGATTACATACCCGCGTTAA